AAAAGGTAAAGATGAAGTATTCGCCTTACATTATAATAACACAAAGAACATATTAAACACTATATACAAAGGAGATCGGTCTTACTGTCAAATATTAAAAAACAAAATCAATAAAATGAATAAAAATACCTGGGTAAATCAGCGAACAATTAGCATTGGTGATAATCAGATAAACCCAATTATTGAATATTTATCACAATCATTAAACCAATCGAAAGGACTATTTTATCTCGGTATTTTATCAAACATATTGAAATCCGTAGACCAAAATACCTTGTATAAGGCTCAAGGGATGGAGCAACCGTTGCCGCCATTAGATATGTTACAAACACGTATAATTTCTTATACGGAAATAGGGAATGTTCTTATCAATTTGATAGTAAGTAACGCAACTACAATTGTAGATAGTAATTATTTATTGAAGACATTGTTTAATGATAATATTGAAGTAAAAAACATACAGCAATTAAGTGGTGTTGTTCCAGAAGCATTAATGAATAGATTAAATAATCCCTCTCAAAACACGAATATTTTTACAGAACGAATGATTTACCAGGATGTATTTATGTATTCAACAACAAACGGAATTGATGAACGTAAGAGCGACAGTTTGGGTAAAATGTGTATGGATTATGCATTATTGCGATTGGTATTTACAAATATGATAAAGGTAGAAAGCGCAGGAACTGCGTCTAGGAGTCAAATTAAATTATTACAAAATGGTATCAATATTTTAAAACAGGAGATACAAAAAAAAGAAAATGATATACAATCGTTTTTAAATGAAAACGAATTGAATAACGAAATAGCGACTTTTATAAAAGAATATACTGATCTAATGATTGACCCAAACATTACTATAGAAAATACTAATTTAACACATAATAAATTATTGTCATATCGCCTTGAATTCGCAGAAAAATATGGTTTGAAGGATGATTTGCGTAATGAACCGATAGAAGAAACAATTAATTTATATGAAGTATCAGCATTACAGAAATTACTGAATATTATTGATGACGTAAATAATGCGAACGAAGATGAAAAAGAAAGCGTCATAGAAGAATTGATGAAATTATATGAAAATGAGAAAGAAGAATTAGAAGAAGAAAAAGAACTGATGACACCGCAGCAACAAGCTTATTTGGATGATGTAATACAAGCAGCAAACGCGTTAATCGCATTAAAAGAAACCAAGATGACAGTGGTTGAACCGACTGAAGAAGAAGTCGAAGCTGCAACCGGATTATTGGGATTGAAAGATGCCATACAAGAAGAGAACAAAACAAGTGAAACTGAAGCATTAAAGAAAGGTTTTGCTGATCTATTTAATATTTCAAACACCTTCAGAAGCATTCCTAGACGAGGTGCTGTTCCAAGCAGAATGGCACCGTTGAGAGGACAAGGAAAAAAGAGGAAAACAAAAAAGAAGTTGACAAAACGAAAACGGGATAACAAAAATAAGAGGAAAACTCGTAGACAAAGAAAAAAATAAGTCTATTGAGGCATATATAGGGGCAATGTTATCCAATCAAATAGATATAGAAAAAGCCAATCTTACACCAAAAGCTATACAAAAATTATTATTTTTATCGAATGCTTTAGATAACGGATGGTCGATTAAGAAATCAAAAGAATCTTATATTTTTACCAAAAAACACGAAAATAAAAGAGAAGTTTTTCAAGAAGATTATTTAGAAAAATTTGTATTGACAAATGCTATTGGCAATATATTGCCAAAATGAAGAATTCATTTATGTATTTTTGTAATTTACAAATATCAATTACAAAAATAAAAATACCAAATTTGTGACTGTAATAGATAAGAAGTGAGTGACAAAATGATTATTTTTGTTTGACACCGTATTACAAGAGGGTTTATCGTGTTCTTTTTTTTGGGAAAACAATGATAAAGAATGTTTAGGAATTTTTTGTGTATTTTTCCCAGATTTTTTTCTATCCTAATACTATATAATCCAACAATGGCTGGAGGACTTATGCAACTTGTCGCCTATGGCGCCCAAGACGTGTTCCTTACCGGAACCCCCGAGATCACTTTCTGGAAGGTGTCTTACAGACGCCACACTAACTTCGCTATGGAGTCCATCGAGCAGACCTTCTCTGGTCAAGCCGACTTCGGACGTCGCGTGACCTGCACCATCTCCCGTAATGGTGACCTTGCCTACCGCACCTACCTTCAGGTGACTCTTCCCGAGATCAACCAGAACCACGCTAGCACTGCTCGTTGGTTGGACTTCGTGGGAGAACAGCTCGTCGCCCAGGTTGAGATTGAGGTTGGAGGCCAGCGCATCGATCGCCAATACGGTGACTGGATGCACATCTGGAACCAGCTCACTCTCTCCAAGGAGCAACAGGCTGGTTACTACAAGATGATCGGAAACACCACCCAGCTCACCTATGTGACTGACTCCACCTTCGCTGATGTGTCCGGACCTTGCGCTGGTGCTGGTGCCCCCGCCCAGGTGTGCGCCCCCCGCAAGGCTCTTCCCGAGACCACTCTGTACGTGCCTCTTATGTTCTGGTACTGCCGCAACCCCGGCCTTGCCCTTCCTCTGATTGCCCTCCAATACCACGAGGTCAAGATTAACATTGACTTCCGCCCCATCGGTGAGTGCCTGTGGGCCGTCCACAACGGAGCCCAGGCCTCTGCTGCCTACCAACAATCCCTTGTTGCCGCTTCTCTGTACGTGGATTACATCTTCCTTGATACCGATGAGCGCCGCAAGATGGCCCAGAACCCCCACGAGTACCTCATCGAGCAAGTGCAATTCACTGGTGATGAGTCTGTCGGTTCTTCCTCCAACAAGATCAAGTTGAACTTCAACCACCCCTGCAAGGAGCTTGTGTGGGTCGTCCAGCCTGATGAGAACGTTGACTACTGTGCTTCTCTTGAGAGCAATACCCAGACCCTGTGGAAGACCATGGGCGCCCAGCCTTTCAACTACACTGATGCCATCGATGCTCTTCCCAACTCCGTGAAGGCTTTCGGTGACGATCTTGTTGCCCCTACCTCCACCATCGAGGGAGGTCTTCTTCAGGATGCTGAGGGTGCCGTGTCTGATGCCGCCACCTTCGTGCTTGCCGAGACTGCCCTTGACATGCACTGCTGGGGTGAGAACCCTGTCGTGACCGCCAAGCTTCAGCTTAACGGCCAGGACCGCTTCTCCGAGCGTGAGGGATCTTACTTCGATGTGGTCCAGCCCTACCAGCACCACACCCGTGCCCCCGATGCCGGTATCAACGTGTACTCCTTCGCCCTTCGCCCCGAGGAGCACCAGCCTTCTGGCAGCTGCAACTTCTCCCGCATTGACAACGCCGTCCTTCAGCTTGTGCTTTCCAGCAACACCGTGTCTGGAACCAAGACTGCCAAGGTCCGTGTGTACGCTGTTAACTACAACGTGCTCCGCGTAATGTCAGGCATGGCCGGCATTGCGTACAGTAACTAATTTTGCTGCATAACCGGTTGATAAAAATACATAATTAAAAATTAAAAAATAATTAGTCATAAAATCTAATTATTTTTAATAAAACAACTCAACTATCTCCACTGTTTTTTCAGTTGGATTATCTATCCAGTATTGTATTTGTTCGTTTAGAGTACTCAACCGTTCCGACCATTCGTTCCGTTTGTTTTTTGATATCTGCAGTACGCCATAACCATTCAATCTCCAGCAAGAAGTTATTTTATTGCCTTCAGTGTTTACATAATGGTCTGGATTAAAACGAATAAATATGATGCTTTTATGACCGACATCTTGTGATATCTCCATTAACCGTTTATTTTCACAAGAGCAATCGTATTGATTATGTTTGTTTTCATCCACTTCAATTATAATTATGTGCGAACCAACATCTAAAAATAAATCAGGGCGTCTCTTGGAACAACCATCTTCAACTACTTTGTCGTGTCGCCAAGAAAATCCAGGGAATTTTATTAAAACTGAATCAACCACAGCCTTTTCTTTTGTTTTAAAATTTCGTGAAATGTCTATATCCGGACAGAGTTGTATACAACAAGGCAAACAATAACCTCTATATTTCTTAATCCCTCGTGTTTCACATAAAGGAGCTTTACACAATTGAGAACCATCACATATTTTACACCGACTATATAATTTTTTATGTACACAAAAAGCACTGCCACCACAATCTAAACATTGACGTTTTATTTTATTATGTTCGCATATAGAAGCACCTTTGCAATCAATACATCTACGCCTACGTTTACCGTGTTCGCAAATAGATATTCCTCCGCAATCAACACAATCGTACTTTTGCTTATTATGACTGCATAATTCTTTTCCACCACATTCTTTACATCTTTCTTTACGTTTATCATGAATACAATAAGCAGAGCCACCACATTCTCTACACCTTGCTTTCTGAATATTATGCTTACAAATTGGTGGAGGCCCACCCATCTCTTAATATACACCGATAAAATATTTCTATATAATTATAACATAATAAATATATAAATTACTAAACTTCACTTTGTTCTGAAAAATCCATAGCTAGTTTTTCTAATAGCAATCGTTTTTTCTCTTTCGCATTCAAATAAGCAGTTCTCGCATATTGTTTCTTTTTTTCAGAGGGAAGATTAGCGTGATAATTCGTACGTTTTTGATATTCACTTACTTTTTGTTTATGTTCTTCTTTATGTTCCTGGTAATATTTTTTACTACTTGGTGGTGCGGTATACCTTTTCAAATGGGCTTTTAACACTTCTACTTCTTTCTTCAATCGTTCATTTTCTTCTTTTAATTCATTTATTTGTATTATCAAAGGCTCTTCTTCATACATTATTATATATAAAACCTTTTCATTTAAATATGTTCTATAATTAAAATCAATCATAATGATATTGTTTCAACTGTGTATTCCATACATATTCTCCTAACAATGTCAAAAAACTACCAAACAACATTAATACACGAAACAGCAATTGGTCGTTCATTTCTACAGAGGTCTTTATAAATTCACTAATGGCATGAAGTTCACCTAGTATATTATGTAAAGCAGCGACCCGTTTGTCTGTAGAATATACCCTGTCAGCTCCTTTCAAATAAGACCCTTCCATCTCCAATAAAAAACCATGTTTCGTGCTTTTATCTCTACAATCTTTGAAGTCTAAAAATACTGTATAATATTGTTTTTGTTGCATCGGACACATGGGTCGTATCATGCTATGGTATACTTCTATCAAACCACAGCAATTGCTTCTTGCGGCAAAGTAATTATCTAGAAATAAATCGGCTGGGGCACTACATAGCATCATAAATTCTATATGCCTTCGTAAAAAGACATCTATTCTTTGAAATATATTATTAATATCATCGTCAAGTTCGTTTAAGAAATATAAAGGTCCTTTGTCTCTTGTAGTTTCACTATCTTCCATTATTTCTTTTGCTAATTTTTGTATTTCTAATATTGATTTATTTGAATCTTCATACATCATCGTTAGTTCTCCCATATATTGAACGAATTTGAATTTATTAACTTTATTATTATAAAGACTATTCATGTAAAAACAAATTTTATCCCAAATTGTCAGTTTTTTTATTTCCATTTTATTAAACCATTTCCTTAATACTGCTTCTGAATGGTTCTTAACTACAAATTCATTTACGGTCCGCCTATTAAAAAAACTTAAGGTAGTGTTATGATTAGTAGTTAACATACGCATATCAATGTCGTTATTGTCTTCATCCGCCATATATTTTTCTGCTTCTGTATAATCTTTTATGCCTACGTCCTCATATTGTCCGAGCAAGTCTTTTCGCATACTTTTGATAAATTCTAGGTCACGTTCAGACCTTGAATTTATATCAAACTTATCAGTTTCTTCTGATAATAGATTGTCGTTATCATTCTCTCCTTCCTCTAAATCCAATGATTTATTTGGTACAACATCATTATATGATGTATCACTCATCAATATATATATTAGTGTTAGATTTACATCCAACCTCATTAAATTTTCCTTTTAATTCTCTCGGAACATCACTTGAAGATGTTATATAAAAATTAGGATATACAGAGTGAACGAATGCTTGAATAGACTTTTTGAAAAAGTAAACAGATAATTTGAATGAAAATAAAAAATGCTGAAAATAACTCATGCATACATTTTTTGGATGGTCTGTAAATCTACAAAATAATTTTGCAAACATTTGTATAAACAACATAAATACTTTTTTATCAACCTTAATAATGACCGAAAAATATATCGAGATAAAGAACTTGCGTTTTGACTATGATGACAAAACAATATTCAAGGATTTATCACTTGAATTGTATAGCAACAATTGTTATATATTAACAGGACTCAATGGGTGTGGAAAATCTACATTAATGAAAATTATTAGTGGAAAATGTCTATGTGAATATGACAAAGTAAAAGTCCTAGGGAAAGATCCGTTTCGCGACACATCACTTAACAATGACATCGCATATATTGATAACAATTGGGGAACTCAAACTGTCGCTTATAGCGGCTACAATGTGCCTCTTCAATCTAGTCTTCAAGTGAAAGACATGATGGAAGATTTGAAACACAAATACCCTGAAAGAAATAATGAATTATTGGAATTATTAGATATTAATCCAGAGTGGCGGTTAAACGCGGTAAGTGAGGGACAGCGCAAACGAGTACAATTGTATCTTAATTTAATAAAACCGTTTAAGGTCTGTTTATTAGACGAAATTACTGTCAATCTTGACCTTTTGGTAAAGGACAGATTTATGAATTATTTGAAACTTGAAACAACCAGGAGAAAATGCTGTATTATATACGTAACACATATATTTGATGGACTAGAAGATTGGGGAACAAAACTGATATATATGAAAAATAGTAATGAACTTAGCATAAAAGACGTTAGTGCTATACCAAGCATCTATAGGTATTTATTATCTCATTTCAAACAAGATTACGTAAAAACAATCGAAACAGAAGATGGATATCGCAACGTTAGTCAAAAAAATGCGGGTGGTTACTCTCACGGTGTGTTAATAAATCTTCAATAATATAAAGGACATAAATATTATTATGATGTAT